TTTATGATGATATCAGTTTAACAGAATCACTAGGAAAAGCATATTTTCTTGCGCAAGCAGGAGTTTCTTTTCTTGATTACTTTGATGCAGCTAAATCCGGTGAGACTTTACAACAACTTGCAAATCGAGCAGGATCGGATCCTTTCGTAGCAACGGCAGCAGCAAAAATATTAGGCAATTTAACAGGTGCTCAAAATTTACCTGAGTTGGCGGTAAGGCAATTAGGAAAGGCCATCAATCCACAGTTACAGGTTTTATTTAAAGGTATAGGTTTTAGATCATTTCAATTTGATTTCTTATTTACACCGTTTAGTCAAAAAGAAAGTGAAGAAGTCAAAAAAATCATTAAGGAATTTAAATTAGCTGCCGCACCAAGAATAGAGCCTACAAGAGTATTTAAAGAGGGTGTATTTTTACAAGTGCCTGACCTATTTCGTATAGAATTTTTTTACAAAAATAAACAAAATACAAATGTGCATAGAATAGCAGAATGTGTATTGGAAAACATCAACGTTGATTATGCTCCAAATGGTTGGTCAACATTTAACGATGGTTCGGCTGTGCAGACCAGATTATCTCTTCAGTTTAAAGAAATTGAAATCATCGATAAAACAAAAATCGAACAAGGTTACTAATGTTTTATTTCAATACATTACCAAAAATAATAACGCCAGACGAAAATGGTAATAATATACTTCTGACTAATTTGGTGTCAAGAGCAAGGCTGATCGATAAACTCAGAGACAATCCTTTGCTTTTTTATGAATATGCAATTCAAGAAGGCGACACACCAGAAATAATTGCCGAAAAATACTATGGTGATCCTTATCGGTATTGGATCGTTTTACTTTCAAATGAAATTCTAGATCCATTATGGGACTGGCCTCTTGACGACTCAACTTTTTTGAGTTACATTGATGCCAAATATGCAACTGAAGCTGAGTCCGAAGACCAAACTCCTTTTGAATATACGAACACACAAGTTTATCAATATCAAAAAATACAAATAGTTAAAAATTCCGTCAGCGAAGAAGAGAAAACAACAATAATCAATCTCACGCAAGAACAATATAATGCGTTAACAACATCGGTAACAAATTACACTCTTCCAGATTTAACAGTTTCAACTGTCACAATTAACAAAAAAATAGTCACGCTTTTTGAATATGAAGAAAATTTGAATGAATCTCGCAGACAAATTAAATTGTTAAGTGTAGATTTTGTTTCAGATTTCGAAACAACATTTAGACGATTAATGGAAGTTAGATAATGGTTCAAAAAGTTGAAGTCGCTGGCAAAAATTCAATTACCGTCACGCAAAACAAAACTCCTGAGTTTAGTGGAATAATCACAGCCGACGACTATGCTCTTGAAGAAGCATACTTAATAACTTCAACCGCAAAAACAGACATTAAAAGTTTATTGATTGAAATGTCATATTATGAGGATATTTTAACGGGCATTTGTAGTGGTAATATATTGATTACCGATTCGATTAACATGATCGACAGACTCGGTATGACTGGTTTTGATTATTTGAAATTAAAATTTAGTAAATCAGAAGTCGCCGGTAATCTATACACAACAGAAAAATATTTTCGTGTCTATAAGATCAGTGAAAGATTATTGACAAATAACTCCACTGAAACATATACGTTACATTTTTGTACAGAAGAGTTTTTTCTTTCCCAACAAATAAAATTAAGTCGAAGTTGCCCAGGTAAAAAAATCAGTGAAATTGTTTATGACATTTTAAATAAAGATTTGATGATCGATAAAAAATATATTCGTCTACAGGAAACAGAAGGTGTTTTTGATTTAGTATTGCCATATAAAAATCCATATGAAACCATACAATGGGTATCAAAATATGCAAAACCTATAGGAAAAAAAGGCGCAGATTTTTTATTCTATGAAAATGCTGAAGGATTTAACTTTTACTCTTTACAAAATTTGTTCAGCCAAAATTCATATAACAGATACATATACATGCCAAGAAACCTTGGCGATAAATTTTCAGGATTAAAAACCTCAGAGCTTGCAAGAAACTTAATTGGGCTTAAGTCATATGTTTTTTTGAATACTTTTGATTCTTTGTACGGCACAACAACTGGAGCATTTTCGAATAGAGTTTATTCAATTGATCCTCTTACTCGAACATATAAAATTACCGATTTCAATTATGAAAATTATTTTGAAAATGCTACGACATTAAATAAACATTCAATAACACCAAAATTAAAAAATAGATTAGGTAAAACACCAACTGAAAGTTATGAAGCTGTTGTTAAAGTGGTAACGTCAAATGCTGGGCAAAAGAAAGCGTTAGGTATATCGGAAAAACCATGGGAAGTTGCAAACGATCTTTTTGTTGAAAATTATATCTCTCACAGATTTTCTCAAATCGCATTATCACACTATTCTAGAATAAAAATTGCAGTTGCTGGAGATCCAAATTTAACTGTAGGAATGATTATTGATATATTTTTACCTTCAAATAAAGGTAGTGGTACAGGATACAATGTTGGAGAAGTTGATGAGTATAATTCGGGCAGATATATGATTACGGCTATCAGGCACATCATAGATTCAAATAAAAAGTATGAGACAATAATTGAGGTAGTAAAAGATAGTTATGCATCTTCGGTCGATACTTATAGAAACATAGACGAATTGGAAAATGCTATAAGGAGTAGAATATGATGAACGAAGATTTTAAAAATATAATAGGGCATGATGATTTTGTTTGGTGGATCGGTGTTGTAGAGGACCGAGAAGACAATTTATTTCTAGGGCGTTGTAAAATCAGGATTTTTGGTACACACACTCCTGATTTAAGTAAATTACCAACAAAAGATTTACCATGGGCCATGCCAATTTCAGGTTTTGGAATGAGAGGCAGTTTTGCCCCTCCATATCCAGGCGACTATGTGGTCGGATTTTTCACTGACGGATTAGCAAAACAATCACCAGTTTATTTTGGTGTATTTCCTGCAATCCCACAAAATGTTCCTGAACAAGCAAACAATGCTCCACAACTAGGATTTAGTGCAACAGCTAAACAATATTCCACTACTGAAAAAGATAAAGCTACAACAGTTGATGTGGGTGTAAGGGCTATTACTTATACAGACACTCCTGCTATGAAGCCTGTGAGAGTCGGTGCTCCAACTACACCAGCCGTTGCATATACAACAAAAGGTACGGGCATCGAAAAATCGGATAATAACCGAGCGCATGTTTGTGATATTGCAAATAACATCAGATTTCAGAATGCAATAAATGAATTAAAAAATTGGGAAGTATTCAAAACTGTAAGAACAGCAATTGAAGCTGTTACTACGGCAAATTCACCATCACCTTTAGCGCAACAAGTTACAAGTGCTATTAAAGTTTTAAGACGCTATGCACGAATGATCAAAGAGATACTCGATTTCATCAATGAAGTCATTCTAGAAATTGCATCATATATAGCATGGATACGAACAATGATAAGTTGGATATTAAGTCTTCCTGCACAGCTTTTAGCATTACTTAGAGACTGTTTAGCAGAGTTAACTTCTGCAATTACAGGAGCACTTGGTTTTGAATCAACTGGTGCAGACGATGAAAGTTTAATTGGGCAATTGTCAGGATTGTATAGAGATGTTACAAATGCAACACAAAGTGCAATCAACGTTCAAGGAAATGCTCAATCAACCGCAAATTCAGCCAAAAATGTTTTAGACCCCAAATCTTATGGAACTGCATAATGACCTCAAAAGCAAAAGAAGAAGCACAATTTTTCTCAAATAAACCCAGCCCAGATTATTCTTGGACTGAACCTCCATCAGATTGGGATGCAAAACCTCCACTTAATACGGTTGTTGCATCAACCGAATCTGGGCACTTCATGGAGATGGATGACACTCCCGGTGCAGAAAGAATTAGAATACAACACAGAACAGGCACATTTACGGAAATACAGTCAACTGGGCAACAAATCGTAAAAGTTATTGGTGACAAATATGAAATTATTGCATCAAACAACAATGTTTTAATCAGTGGCGTATGTAATATTACAGTAAATGGTGATTCTATTTTGAATGTTCAGGGGGACGCATATACACAGGTTGACGGCAATTCATATATGAGAGTCAACGGTAAGACAAATATCAATTCGACTGGTAAGGTAAAAGTAGTTTCAGCCGAAGATATTGTTTTGTTTGCAGGTGGAGCTACGGGAACTGTCACAATTGAAGCGGCAGAATCGGTAGATATCAATAGTGATTTAAATGTTAGTGGTTCAATCATTTCAAGACAATCTATTTCCGCCATACAAAACGTTACGGCTGGTTTAAAACTTTCATCAAACCTTGGTATCGAAACTTTAGGGCCCATTGTTTCCGCAGTTTCTGTTTTCGCACCAATTATACAGGGATTGTCGGTTCAAGATGTAAGAGGAACAATGGAGCTAATTCGTCTTCTATATAATACACATACTCACCCTGCTCCCCGAGGTATGACGGGCACACCTATACCATTAATGTAATGAGGATATTATGACAAGTTTATTTGATAAGTTGGGATATAATTTCGACTCTTCTCGTTTTGGAGATGCGCAGTATTTAAGCCCTCAAGCAAATGCGTTTTTGAATGCGGCGCCAATGAGAATAGATCCATGGATGCAATCAGATATTGCAAATGGTAATATCATGATGACAAATTATTATAAGAATCCTTTAGCTAATGTATGCAATACTTTAATATCTAATACAACTAGTATTGTAGTTTTTGCAAATACAGTGCCTTTTGATTTTGCACAAGCGAATGCGAATGGATTATTTGAAAGCGCAAACACTTTATTGATAGAGATACAAGAATTCAAAAATCACACCGATAATTTATCTGGTGTGGTAACAATGACATCGAATACAGATACGATACCCAGTTTAGATACTGCTACGACAATAGGAAATCAATTACTTAGAATTTTGAGTACCACTGACAATATTAAAAATACAACGCCCATGTTGGGTAGTATGACTTCTCTTTATGTTTCAAGTGAATTAGAAAGCAACAACACAATAATTGCTTCAGATTTCATCACTCTAAATAATGCCGTATCAATAGTAAATGGCAACTGTTATTTAAGCCCTGCTCAAGTAGATACGATTAATAATCATGTCAATATTTTGAAAGATTTTATTTATTTGAGAAGAACATCAGATTGGAGCTTTTTTACGAATGCAACGATAATAGTCACGGATACAATGAAATTAACTTCATTTAATTTGATAGGAAATACTCAAAATAATCTGATTTATAGTTTAATTGGTACAGATAGACTTAAAGCAGACCTGGCACAGTCAGCTAATATTACGGCAAACACGGCAAATACTTAAAAAAGGAATTTTCGAAAATTTTCGTTCCGGCCCTGAAATTTTTCGAGCAGGTCCTTGAGTTTTAAAAAGTCATTTTACTTCTACGATAAATAATAAAATGGTACAGACACTTAAAAAAAGATATGCCGATTTAGATTTCTCTTTTACTAGAACTCCTGGTAAAAACGATATCGCATTAAGCTATGATGAAATGGCTGTGATCAGATCCTTGCGTTACTTGCTTCTTACGAAAAATTATGAAAGACCGTTCCAATCAAACTTTGGTTCAAGAATAGATCAATTGCTGTTTGAACCCATGTCGTTCTTGACGGCTGATAATATCAAAAAAGAAATAGAAGAAACGATAAACAACTTTGAACCCAGAGTAAATTTAGCTCAGGTCACTGTAGATGAAGATCCTGATAATAATGCATACAGTGTTAGTTTATTATTCTTCATTGCAAATAACGTGCAACCAACAGAAATAAGTCTTATACTTGAGAGGACAAGGTAATGGCGTCAGCTAATTCAGGGCTCCAAATAACAAACCTAGATTTTGATGCTATCAAATCGAGTCTCAAAGGTTTTTTGCAGCAACAGGACACACTCAAAGATTATAATTTTGATGCTTCTGCTCTGTCTGTATTGTTAGATTTACTTTCATATAATACGCAATACAATGCCTATTATTTGAACATGATTGCAAATGAATTGTTTTTAGATTCAGCAGTTCAAAGAAATTCAGTTGTGTCACATGCAAAATTACTCAACTACACTCCAAGATCAGCCGTAGCACCAAAAGCATCAGTACAAGTCAGAGTCAATCAGGTCACAACAGGTTCATTGACGCTTCCAAAATTCACCCCGTTTCTTTCAGAATCTGTCGATGGTGTCAATTACACTTTTGTTTCTACAAATGCACAAACAGTAAATGCATCATCAAATACGGCAATATTTAATGATGTAATCATAGCACAGGGTACAGCGGCAAGTTACAGTTTCGTCTATGATGCAGCATCAAATCCTAGTCAAATATTTGAAATACCTGATACTAACATCGACACTGCAACACTCACAGTTTCCGTTCAAGAATCATCTTCAAATGCTACTTCAGAAGTTTATACTCTTGCAACAGATTTTATTAAATTAACTCCCTCTTCAAAAGTATATTTTCTACAAGAGGGTATGAACGGTAATTATCAAATATATTTCGGTGATAATATTCTAGGTAAAAAACTCATCAATAACAATGTAATCAACGTAACTTACATTACAACAGATGGATCTTTATCTTCTGGTGCCAATTCTTTTGTTTTGATGTCAAGTGTTGGTGGTTTTTCAAATACGATTGTAAATTCGGTAACATCAGCTTCGGCTGGAGCAGACCGTGAAACGTTAGATTCAATAAAATTCACCGCACCAAAAGCATATCTTGCTCAAGGTAGAGCAGTCACAAAAGAAGATTACATTTATCTTATACAAAACAATTCTACTAATTTACCGATTGAATCTGTTTCTGTATGGGGTGGTGAAGAAAATGATCCACCCGTTTATGGGCAACTTTTCTGCGCAGTAAAACCTTCGGGTGGGTTCATTCTAACACCTACGCAAAAAGAAAGATTGATTGAAGAAGTTATTAAACCAATCAGTGTGCTGACGGTAACTCCACAAATTGTGGACCCTGATTATAATTATGTCAGACTTGAAACAAAAGTTTTATACGATCCAAGAAAAACTAATTTGACGGCTGGGCAATTACAATCTACCGTAAGAACAGCGATTATTAATTTTGGTAAAACTACTTTAAACACTTTTAATTCTACATTTAAATTGCCAGAATTAATCACTTCGATACAATTGGCAAGCCCTTCAATCATAACAAATGAAACTACAGTTAGACTTCAGAAAAAAATATTTCCAACTTTAAACACTTCGACGACATATAAATTAGACTTTGGTGTCAAGTTAAAAAGAAATTACTTCAATGCTGGTGTATACTCATCACCTGACGTAAGTGTTAGAGACAGAAATTCAAATAATACAATCCGAACAGGTGTTTTCTTTGAAGAAGTACCAGCTATTACTAATGGTATAGAATCAATTAGTATTGTGAACCAAGGGTTTGGTTATATTCGAACGCCAATTGTAACAATATCTGGTGATGGTTCTGGAGCAACAGCAAGAGCAGTATTAGCGGGTTCTAGAGTAGTTAATATAGAAATTCTTACTGCTGGTGCCAATTACACTCAAGCAACAGTCACGGTATCACCAGCCACAGGAGATTCTTCTGGAGGTTTCGCTTTCGGAGTTGCAAATCTTCAAGGTTCAATAGGAGCTTTAAGAACCTATTATTACAACAATAATAATATAAAAGTAATCTTAAATCCAAACGCCGGTACAATTGATTATGAAAAAGGAATTATCACGATAACTGATTTTGCTCCGTTTGCAATCAATAATGCTTTAGGGCAGTTCACTATCTCAGTGGTACCGGATTCAACGATCATTTCTTCAACATACAATAAAATAGTAGCGATAGACGAATTTGATCCAGATTCAGTAACAGTAACAGTTAACGCATAATAAGAATGACTACAGATTTTGCCAAAAGAACATCTCTAAAGATACCTAAAGAACTTCCTGAGTTTATCAGGAGTACCACAGAGTATCAAACTTTTGTTTCTTTCATTCAAGCATACTATGAATGGATGGAACAGAGTAACACTGGTTCGGGAAAAGAGGGACCAATCTATTCAACACAAAATCTTTTAAATTATTCCAATATTGATTTTGTAAAACCAGGAGAATCTTTTAACAAGTTCATTGATTATTTTATCAATGACTTCATGCCCAATTTTCCAAAAGATGCTCTGGCTGACAAAGCAAAGTTGATAAAAATTGCACGACAATTATACACACATAAAGGAACACCATCATCCTATCAATTTTTGTTCAGAGCATTATACAATTCTGATGCAGAAATATTTTTAACAAGAGATGCTGTACTTAAAGCATCGGATGGTAAGTGGTATGTTTCTAAAAGTTTAAGACTCGATACAAATGATGAAAACTGGCTTTCAACAAATAACTTAAGAATTTTCGGCGAAACATCTAAATCTATAGCAACAATAGAAAGAGCTATTGCAGTTGGCGACAACATCGAAGTTTACATTTCAAATATTCAAAGACTTTTTCAATCCGGTGAAAATGTAAAAATAGTCGATAATAATAATCAACCCGTATATTTTAAAGATGGTGAAATTGTTGCATCAACAATCGTCGGTGCAGGAATATTAGAAGCAAAAATACTCGGTAGTATTTCGTCAGTTGATATAAATCCTCAAAAAAGAGGAAGACTTTATGTGGGCAGGTCAAGCACCTATTCAGGTGATCCTGTAATTTTTTATGGAGGATTAAATTCTCCGACTGGAGTGGGAGCAAGAGCTTTTGTTTCAGAAACAACTGCCGGTTCACTTAGAAGCATCGAGGTTATTGATGGCTCTTATGGATATAGACAGGATCCAAACACTGTAATCAGATTTACTGGCGGCGGCGGTTCAGGCGCAATTGCGAATGTTTCCACTGTAGACCCGGCAACAGAGATAAATGTTGCATTTATACCATCAGATTATTTGAGTACAGGCGTCAGAAATATGACAATTGGTGGTGTTTACACTGCACTACCTGCAAATACAAGCGCAAATGTAAATTGCACTCTTGCAAACGCTTTGTCTTTTATTGCATATTCAACATACTCAATAGATACTGTTATATTAAACAATGGTGGTGGAGGTTACACATCTTTACCTGCGGTTTCAGCTATATCAATTTACGATACTCTTGATCCAAATATTTCTAATCCAATTAAAGGAGATTTGGGAGCTTTAGGTATACTTGGACCAATTACAATCTCCACTCCAGGAACAGGTTATGCAAACGGAGATATTGTAGTTTTTGCTAATAGTGCAGGAGGAGTAGGAGCGAATGCAAATGTGAAAGTCAATAGTACAGGTTCAATTGTATTAGTAGAGTATCAATTTTCAAATGGAGCATCTTCTACTATAACAACTCCTAAAGGTGGGCTAGGTTATAGGCAAAATTCTCTTCCGACGCTAGAAATCATTAGCTCAGGAGGGTCTGGAGCAGAATTGACTGTTACAAATATTCTGGGAACAGGAGCAGAGTTTTCTGTAACAGATGATGAAAGGGGTATTGGAGCAATCACCTCATTTGTAATTGAAAATTTTGGTGAAGATTATATTTCTGCACCAAACGTTTCTTTAAGAGTTAGAGATTTGATTGTAAAAAATGTAAACCCTTCTGATGTTGTGAAAGCTGGTGAATTAATATATCAGGGTCCTAATGTAAAATCTTCAGTTTTCAGAGCTTTTGTTGATTCAATATCTTTATTACAAGAAGATGTTGCAAACACCGAAGATTCTTTATACACTCTCAGAACATACAACTATACATCAAACACCAAAACAGACTTACAATTAAAAATTACAGATAGAGTTAGTGGTTCGAACCTTTATATTGACCTAGTAACATCATATAACACTCTCGACGCATCGGGAAATTTCTTATTCAGAAATGGTATTCGAACATACGGAAATGGCGCAGCACAAGCTACAGCAAGATTTTTAAATGGATTAATTATTGGGCAGGGGCAGTATCTAAATGATGATGGATTTCCAAGTTCTTTCCAGGTTCTAGAAGACGAAGACTATAACAACTTCACATATCGACTAACTGTAGAAAAATCTTTCGAAGCTTATAAAGAAGTTCTATATCAATTGTTACATCCTTCTGGCATGAAAGTGATACCTTTCAACGCATTGAAATCTCAGCAAACAATTGACGTACACAGAGAAACATTTCAATCAAATTCAAGAACATTAGGTGGTTATACTGGTAATCCAGGTTCTAACGCAGCAATTTACACAACGTTTGAAAATCCAAGTAATAATATTATACAATTGTTCAATCTTGTCGGTGCAAATATTGAAGCTATAGCACAGACAGGAATGTCGATATCACTTAATTCTCAATACGGTCCAAATGTTTATTCTGGAATTGTACAAGTCATCGATTCGACCAGCAATACAATTATTATTAGAGATAATGTATTCACCTCATTTGCGAACGTTGCAACAGCAAATGTCTTGACTTCCAATAATAGAATAAATATAAGAACAATTACAGATCAGTATGATCTAATTAACAACGGTGAATACAGTAATACACAGAACAAGTTACAAGATATTGTTTTCATAGGTGATCGTGTTAGAGTTGTCAATGGCAGCAGTGTGTTTCATGGCACTGTCACATACGTTAGCTATTCAAACGGTGTCATATTTGCCAACACGACAATATCGTTCAGTTCAGATGTGGCAAATGTTTCAATAGGAAGAAACATAAATTCATTAGATGTTAAAATATACGATTCTCTTGGAACAATATATTATCCAGAGCTTCTAACACAAGATGATAGAAATATTATAACCCAAGACGAAAGAGTTTTAATTTTAGGATAAAAAATGTCAACAGTAAAAATTACAGAATTACCACAAATTGCGGTAGTCAATGCGAATACAGCTAACACGCTTGTTGTTGGTGTTGATGTTGAAACCAATATAACAGGTAAAATTACACTGACAACAATAGCCAATGGGCTTTATTCAAATAATAATTTACGAGTTGGTAATAACGACATTATTCTTCCAAATGCTGTCGGGCAATTTACTGGTAACTCGTCCGAATATTTACAAGTTACTTTAAGAAATCAAGACAGTGATGGTTCCGGTGATTTTGTAGTAACGTCCAACGACGGATCGGATGCGGATCATTATATTGACTTAGGTATCAATGGCTCAACATACTCCGATTCAGAATATTCTGCAACAAAAGAGCGTGACGGTTATCTTTATATTAGAAGTTCTGGCACTAATAAAGGTAATTTAACTATTGGTACAACAAATAGTCAAGGTAAAGTTAATTTTGTTGTTGGTGGAATGGAAACAGATAATATAGTCGGCTCAATTACAACTTCGGGTATATTTTCAAAAGGTATAGATTCAGTTGTATCGGCAAATGCCGCCTCAGCCAACTCTATTGTTAATACCAGAATATCGGCAAATGTATCAACTCTTCGCGGAGAAATAACGGCAAATGCCGCCTCAGCTAATTCTGTAATTAATAGCAGAATAACCTCTAACGTTGCAACACTCAATGCATCGATAACAACCAACACTGCTACAGTAAATACTTTTGCACAATCAGCATTTGACAAAGCAAATAATGCAATCGCAAACACGAACGGCGTTTTAACGGCTGGTGATTTTTATATTTCAGGTGATGGATTTGTAAACGGTACATTTACTCTTGCGAATTCAAATTTTGGTGCGACTGAAGCTGCAATGACAATTAAAGCAACAACCACTACACAAGCATTGTCACAAAGTGGCACAATGTTGCACATTACTGGAAAAGCAAATACTCCCTCACGGATTATTTTTGATTCATTTAGTACCGATGGTTCTGCATATAGCATTGTTGCTGGAAGAACGGCTCGTGGTACAGTAGTTTCACCAACAGCCACACAAAATAATGATATTCTGATGAGGCTGGCAGGAAATGGTTGGGGTACAACAGGTTTTGCGCCTCTCGGTGTTGCTCGTATTGATATTGTAGCAACCGAAAACTATACAGATTCTGCTAGAGGATCAAAAATAGTTTTTTATAATATAGCTACTGGTTCAAATACTGTACAGGAAATAGCCGATTTTAATGCCAACACTGTTGAATTTAGAGGTACTGTTAAACCTGAAAAAGGTTTCATATATGTTCCTACAATATTAGCAGGATCACAAACTGCATTTACAATTGATTTTTCTACAACATCATTAATCAAAGCAAATATTGCAGCCGATTGTACTATTACTCTTTCGAATTATATACCTGGTAAAGTTGTGGAAGTTTGGATATTAAATACTTCTGGTTCAAATAGAACGGTCACACACGGCTGTTTCGCCGAAAATTCTACCGTCAATTCAACCACAGTCACATTGCCTGCAACAAGTTCAGCATACTTGCGCTATTTCTCTATTGGTGATGATAACGCAAATACTTTTGTTGCAATTCAAAACGCATAATAGGATTTTAAATAATGTCTGCTAATACTGGGATTTTAACATCATATAGTGGTAGATTTCATAGTGGGCTCGTTTACTATGCTCCAACAGCCACGATTCCTGTTACAGGAAAAATATTAGGTACAATGTATTGTTTTCTTTCCAGAGTTTTACCTTGGCCTGATGAACAAGATCCTCCAGCACCAATTCAAACACAAAAATTTCTTAACACTGTATTTAAAAATATGTTTGTGGCCAAAAAAATAACCACGAATGATATATCTCCCATAATTGAAAGAATTAATTGGGCGTCTGGTGAAGTTTATAGTTATTATCGTGATGACATTGATATGTTTGCCCTCGATACAAATGGAACTATACTTAGAAGATTTTATGTAAAAAATAGATTCGATCAAGTTTTTAAATGTCTTTGGAATAATAATGATGAGCCTTCAACTATAGAACCATATTTTGAACCAGGCACTTTTAATCCAAATCAAATTTTTCAGGGTGCAGATGATTACAAGTGGAAATATATGTACACGATAACATCTGGTGCCAAACTTAAATTTATGGATAGCGCATGGATGCCGGTACCTATAGGTACAAAAACTCCCAATCCTCTTGAAAGTTTTGCTGGTTATGGTGATATTGAAGTTATTAACATAACAAATAGTGGTTCAAATTATGATCCTGCAAATGCTGTTATTACTGTTAGTATAACAGGTGATGGTTCATTTGCTTCGGCTAACGCGGTTGTGTCAGCGGGTTCTATTACAGATATAACAATTGCAAACACAGGAACAAACTATACTTACGCAAACGTTTCAATTGTTTCTTCGCAAGGGTCGAACGCCACAGCAGTTGTATATGTTTCTCCTGTCGGTGGGCACGGTTTTGATCCAACTACAGAATTGGGTGTCAGACATGTTATGATAACTGCCGCATTTAACACAAATGAAGGTGGTAATTTGCCGACAGATATAGATTATAGACAAATTGGAATTCTCGTTGATCCTTTTGCATACTTTGGTGCATCATCTTATGGTATAGCTAATGCTGAAGTGTATAAGACGACAACAGATTTAATAATTTCTTCAGGATTTGGATCATATACACCTGATGAGGTGGTTTTTCAAGCTCCAACAAGTGACGATTTGGATGAAGCCACATTTTCTGCAACAGTATTAAGCTTTGATTCAACAACCAATACATTAAAGCTAATAAATACTTTAGGTACAGCAAACACAAATGCCATCATTTACGGAAATACAACAAAAACTGCTAGACTTGTATTACAAAAACAAAATCCTTCTTTTGTTCCCTTCTCTGGTAACCTAATATATCTTGAAAATAGAGAAGCAATACAAAGAAATGCTGACGGTTCTGAGCAGTTTAAATTAGTTTTAGGATATTAAAGGACAGAAATGCTTAACTTCAACGTTGATCCATATTACGACGATTTTGATCCTAATAAAAATTATCATCGTATTCTTTTTAGGCCTGGGCGAGCAGTTCAGGCTAGAGAGTTAACGCAATCACAAACTATTCTACAAAACCAGATCAGTAATTTTGCAGATCATTTTTTCAATCAAAATACACCGATTAAAGGTGGTGATGTTACGATCAATACCAAAGTAAGATATGTCAAGTTGAATTCAACATTCAATGATGTTGATGTTGTTGCGTCCGATTTTTTAAATCAGGTTGTTACAGATGATACTGGTACAGTTCTCGGGCAAGTTCTTGCGACCGAAGAAGGTGTGGAAGGTGGTGATCCTCCCACTCTAGTTGTTTCTTATTTTTCTGGTGGTGAATTTGCAAATTCATCAAATGTATTTTCACAAACTTCTGCGGCTGTTGCACAATCTATTGCAGCCGATGCCGTAGGTGCCGCATCGGTTGCATCAATTGCAAACGGCGTTTTCTATGTTGTTAACGGATATAATTTCTCTTCTGTAGAAAATCCTGACGGAACATTTTCGAGATATAGTATTGGTAACTTTGTTACAGTTCAACCACAAACAATCATAATCGGAAAATATAGTAATAGCCCAAACGTTAGAGTGGGTTTAGATATTTCCGAATTTGTAAGTGACTATGTTACAGATTCTTCACTATTAGATCCTGCTGTTGGTGCAACGAACTATCAAGCACCAGGCGCAGATCGATATACGATTGATCTGGATTTAACAACCAAATCATTAACAGATACCACAATCAATGACCAAAACTTTATTGAACTTGTTCGTGTAGAAAATGGAACAATCGTTCGACAAGTCAATGGTACTTCATATTCAGCTATTGATGATTACTTTGCGAAAAGAACTTTTGAAACGAATGGTGATTATATTGTTAGAAACTTTAAGCTAGACGCATATCCAAATTATGAAAACGAAGACGATAAATATGTGCTAACTGTCGGTCCTGGTATAGCATATGTTCAGGGATATAGAGCAGAAAATCAATACAGCCTAAGATTAAATGGTAACAGAGCACGAACAACAGCTAATGTTAATAACAACACAATAAATCCAAGTTATGGTACATATTTCTATGTGAATACTTTGCTTGGTGCAAATGGATCGTTTATTGATTTCACGCAAAGTGATACTATAGACTTTCATTTAGGTAACGTTTCAGTAGTCAATACAAATACTTCTATTGCTTATACATCAACTCTTGCGGCTAACGGTAGAGTTCGAAGCATACAGTATCAAAGTTCAAGTAATACAGATTCAACAAACACAATCTCATACATTTATAAAACTCATGTCTATGACATTACTACAAAAGAATTAAAGAGTAACGCTTCTTCTGCCACAACAACCACAATAACATTCTATGACACAGTGGCAGTTAATAAGTTTAGCCCAAAATCAAATGTTTATGATGGCGTTTCTATTATATTGACAAGCGGACCTGGGCAGGGCGACATTCGAAAAATTGTTGGTTACAATGGCACAACAAAAACAGCTACAGTTGACGCTGCTTTTTCAACAACACCAACAACAAGCACAAACTTCACACTTAAATTTGGTATTGAAAATATAAATTCAATAATTAAAGCGGGTGCAGGTTTAAGCTCAAATCTTGCAGTATTTGGGCAAGCAACAATTGATGTTTTAAGTAAATCAGGAAGCCCAGCCACATTAAGTAGCCCAACAGTTCTAACAGACAGTGATGAACCTCAAATGATTTTCGAAGTTGGCCAACCATATGTGTCAACAATGTCCGATTCTTCATACGAATCACTGCAAGAATATAGAGGAACAGCTTTTGGTACTACAGTTGGTGGTATTCAAGGGCAAATTTCAATGTCTGGAGCATTTACAAGTGTTGCAAACTTTATTCGAACTGGTTCAGCAGAGTCGGCTGATTCGATTAAAGAAAACTTCATTGTTATCGCTACAGATGGAAAAACTAATGGTAACGTCGCAAAAGGTGATATTGTACAATTTACGAATTCTCCAACAAGAACTGTAACTGTTGATGCAGGTAAAAATACAGCTACATTCTTTGCAGCAGACTTACAACCTTTTGATGGTACAGTTTTTGCAAAAGTAAATATTATCAACGCAGATAATTCTTCAGTTATTCGAAGAACTAAAACTTTAGTTGAAGCTAATACAACCTCTCTTGGAATATCTGGTGCTACTGCTACAGTAAACGGTGTACGAATCGATCTAACTAAAGGTCAAATTTATATACCAACTCCACCCGCCGATGGTTATTCAAATCCTCAATCATTATTTGTCACTGACATAAAACGTATAGTAAAAATTATTAATGTTGGAACATCTACTCCAGTAATAGGAGATTATTCGAACACTTCAAAAGATGTTACATCTTCTTTTATATTTGATAATGGGCAAAGAGATTCTTACTACGATCATGGAAATATTCGTATAAGATCAGGTGCACCAAAAGTTGGCGGGCTTTGGATATTTTTTGATCTTTATACTCATAGTGGAGGTGATGGATATTTTAATATCAATTCTTATATAAATGAAGACTATACTCAAATACCTACATATACAAACTCTAAAAATACCACTTATCAACTAAGAGATTGTATTGATTTTAGACCATCAAGAACGAATGCTACAAGTGCATTCACATTTAAATATAGTGTATCTCCTACAACAACAAATCAATATGGTTCATTGTTACCTATTGATACTTCAGCATTCACAAGTGATTACAGTTTTTATCTTGGAAGAAAAGACCTACTTTCACTTACCAAAGATGGTGAGTTCGTTCTTTCAGAAGGTGTTCCTTCTATAATTCCTCAATTTCCTCCCGATCCATCGAATGGATTGGTAATCGCAAGATTAACTCATGAGCCCTATACAGCTTTCGTTCCGAATGAAAGAACTATAACTGTACCCAGTCTTACAATTGTACCAGTTCAACATAAGAATTGGCAAATGAAAGATATCACGACGCTCAATGAAAGAATAAACAATATAGAGTATTATACAACATTAAATTTATTAGAACAAAATAGTAGCTCTCTACAAATACCAGATGGATTAGGTTTAAATAGATTCAAAAACGGCTTACTTGTTGATAATTTTTCAACATTTGGAATCGCAGACAGTTTTAATAATGATTTTATTGCTGCGATAAACACAAGAAAAGGAGTATTAACTCCTGCAAAAACCATCAGAAACTTTCAGCTTGTAAACTCGGCTACACTCGATAACAAAAATTTTGGTGCGCTTTCTACAGCCGCACAAACCTCAGCAGGATATAAGTTACACAAGTCCGGAAAAAATTTCATAATCACTCTTCCATATACGGAAGAGCCTCTCATCAAACAATCTCTTGCAAGTAGAAGTCAGGATGTAAATGCATTCTCATCATGGAACGTTGAAGGATTCATCGAACTTTCTCCACCAATGGACAATTGGATTGATACAATAAGAAGCCCATCTTTACTTTTTGTTGACCCCAACCTAAAAACATATCAAGCAATTAATAGTCTCAATCTATTACAAGAAGGTGATTGGCAATCCATTCCTGGAACAAAGGTAACAGGAGAAAAAGTTTATGAAACTCAGTATACTGGCTATAGAGCGATTTCAGAATCAAGAAGCGCAACAGATTATTATGGAAATTATAGCCAAACCAATAGTTTAACAGCTACTTATGTGACAAATGTTTCATTAATACCTTATATGAGACAGCAGCAAATACAATTTATCGGTACAGGGTTCAAAACAAATACAAATTTACATGCATTTTTTAGTGATGGTAGAGTTTCCAGATTAATTAGACGACCAAATATACTAAGATGTACAAATGTAAGTGGTAAATTTAATGCAGGTGATGTGGTTGGTTATAAACCAACATCAACCTCATTTGTAAAAACTGGTAAAATATTATCAGTTACAAACCTATCTACAACTTCACAAATACTTTACGTTATAGATGATTTGGATTCTACCTCCTATACTACAGGTTCTTTTACAACTTTATTCAACGCAACATTTGACAGTAACGGCGTATATGCATCCTCTTCTGCATCTGTCAGCGCAGCAAATATTACTCAAACTCATTATGCTGGTAAAATAAATTCCCCCTCTGGGCTTGTGACCGCATCAAGCACAGTCACACTTAATTCAAAAGCATCATCTGTTAATGAATTTTATACCGGCAAATATTTTAATATTGTAACAGGCTCTTTTGAAGGTATGACTTCAATTGGATATGGCGGATTTGTCAAAATTACTGCGTATAATGGTTCAACAAAAGTTGCAACACTTGGTGGAAATATTTCTTATAAAGATGGAGATGTGTACTCGATAGGGGAAGCTGATAACAATGAAATAAGAACCGACGAAGTTGGAAATGTTTCAGGAGTATTTTATATTCCTCCTAGCATTTTCCCTGTAGGAGAAAGAGTGTTCAGACTTGATGATCGCTATATTCAATATCTAGGATCTTCAAAATTCATAAACTATGCGGGCACAGAAAAAACTTATGGGCAGGCTAAATTTTTCAGTCAAGGGCTGGTTCAAAAGGTTGTTGATGTTGAATACTCTCCATCGATAACAACTGCCAGAGGAGTGACATCACAAGCACGTTACAACACTGTTCAAATAGACAGAACATATTTTGATGAAACACCACCTCCACCACCTCCACCACCAGCAGTGGTTTATGACCCTGGTTTTTATGATGGTCCAGTATTTGTCAATAATGAAGTATTCGTTAATAATGAAAGCCCAGGTGATGGACCTGGAGGAGATTCATCTTCAACTAATGGTTGCACTTCAACAAACGCAAGTGAAGCAGGCGAAGCCGGAGGGGGTTGCGGTTGTTTTATTGCCGATACACTTATAGACATGTTTGACGGCAGCAAAAAGAAAATCTCCGATATTGTTATAGGTGACTATGTAATAGATGCTTTAACCGGTAAAGCTAATAAAGTTATTGGTATTAAATTTATTGACTTTGGAGCAGGTAAAAGAATATTTGCAACAAAAGAAGGTGAAGAAGCTTACATCACAGAAGAACACCCATTCTATAATGAAAATGGAGAATTGTGCGCAATGTCTGAACAAGCTGAATATTTTGCTCCATGGTTAGGGTCAATAAAAATAGTTGATGTGCCTGTAATAAAAACACTAGAAAAAACTATTGCAGTTTATAACTTAATGCTTGAAACAGGTAATAGCCATTTTGCCAACGGATTGCCAGTAAGTAACATAGTTGGTACGGGTGGAACTTACATATTGTACATGAAAGGTTTCATCAACGAAGAACAATATAGAGGCTATATCACTCACCTAGAAAATACTGTTGGATTAAATGCGCTTTCTCAAGAACATAAAGCAAGAGTGTTTAATATTGTAAATAAATTAACTGAATATATAATGAACCACGACAACTTTAGAAGCAAATTACTTGCTAAAGCAATGTCATGGGGAATCAAAAACAGAGAAACGGTTTATCCATATCTAGAGAAATGGTTAAAATCTCGTGTCAGAAATATGATTTTCGGAAGGAAACAAAAGTGAAAATAGTTTTTAGTGCAAGTATGTTGCCTCTGTCATGGGTTATTAGATTATGTTGTATGAGTTCTGTGTCTCATGTTCAATTTGAATTTTCTGATGGTGTTCAAATTTTTCCTTGCGTTGAAGTTGGAAGAACAATTTACACGAGGAATAAAAATTATACATGGGAATATCCAATTGAATTGAATATTGGAACAGCCGAAGAAAAAATTATCCGTGATTGGGCAGAATCTCAAATAGGCAAACCATACGATTACACAGCTTTAGCACCACTAAATGTATTGATACCAAGAAAAAAGAAAGCTTGGAGAGATGATGATCGTTGGATATGTTCCGAATTTTGCGCATACGGTTTAGAATTGATTGGTGCAAATTTTTTCGAAGAAGATAATAAAAAAATTAAACCATCTGATTTATATTCTGCTATGAGAAAAACACAATTAGATTTTTTTCCTAAGGGATTTTAAATGGCTATAACAGGCACAAGTACAGTTTTATTAGATCCAATTGCTCAATCATTTATTATTGACGACTCTGCTTTTATAAGAGGAGCATTTTTAAGTTCAGTTGATCTATTTTTTAAAACTAAACCAACTGTAAATATTCCTGTATCTATTTCAATAGTATCAACATTGAATGGCTATCCTACAGGAGATGTTTTAGATTATTCTCTCATGAGTTTGTTGCCGTCAGAAGTAAAAATTTCTAATAATCCACAATATTTGGATTCGACAACATACACAAGATTTACTTTTCCTGCTCCCGTGTATATCAATTCAGCTATTCTATATGCTTTGAGAATACAATCGAATGCAAAGGGCTATGAGCTTTGGGTTGCCCAACAAAATGATTTCCCGATTGCATCTTCGGTAAAATTACTACCAACAGACGCAACACCAACGAATTTAAGTAAGATACAAAAAAGCCCATATGTAGGCTCATTCTTTCAATCACAAAATGGTATTACATACACACCTGATGATACGAAAGATTTAATGTTCACGATCAACCGTTGCGTTTTTAATGTTTCATCTTCACCTACGATTGATTTTTTTGTGCCTCAAGGGCTTTCACCAACGAAAAGTATTGAGGGTAATACAGCATTAGCCACAACAATAACGGCTAATGTTGAGTTCGATGAATTTAACACCTCTACAACTCACTATGTACCAACGGGCACTAATATTGCATATACTTACAGAACAACTCTTCGAAATGATGGCTCTTTAACTGCTGCCAAAAATATTGATCCGGGTGAATTTGGTACTCCAACAGACAACAATATTAAATTAAATGATTTTAATGGGCGCAGAATACTAAATCCAAATACAAACAATTCTTTCTATCTCACAGCAACTCTGCAATCAACCGATAATAGAATAACTCCTATTTTAGCTGACGATGGTTTGAGAGTATATACAGTCAGAAATGCTATCAATAACATGGGTATTTCGAATGGTGTAATTACTGTGGCAAATACAGGAGAAGGATTTTTATCTGGTTCAACTGGAACATTATCTGCTCCTAACATTGTTGTCTCTCCTCCAGATATTCCTGGTGGAGAACAAGCATTCGTAACAGCAAATGTGGAATCAGGAAACATAACTTCGGTCTATGTAACAACTATCGGTTCAGGTTATTCTGTTACACCGACAATAACAATCACCGCAGCAAATACAACTCCGGCAAGTGTTATCATTACGGGAGAAACTTCTACAAGCGGTGGTAATGCACTTGCTCGTTATCAAACATATCCAGTAACTCTTGCACCTGATAATGATTCTGGTGACTTGCGTGTGTTCTTCACTGCATATCGCCCAGTCAATACTAATATACATGTATATTACAAAATACTCTCTAGAAATGATAATCAAGTATTTGAGGACGGTTATTGGCAAAAAATGACAATCGTAAACGGATCAAATAGATTTTCTGTGTTTGATGATCAGCTATATGAATTTGAAGCTGCACCAGGTTTAAACAATATCGCAAACAATTTTATTTCATATACCAGTACGGCAACAGGAATTACATACAACGATTTTTATAAGTATGCAATTAAAGTTGTTATGAGTTCTTCTGATCCCACCTTTGCTCCGTATCTAAAAGACCTAAGAGTTATTGCTCTACCAGAAGGTATCTCTGGATGAGCACGAAAAAAACTCATCATGTAAAAGTTGAAGGTACAAATTTCATACGCGACACAAATACGATGGGATTGTCTAACAGAGACATGACCGCAAAGAATGAATACATGATGAAAGTTAAAATGCTGAAGACTCAAAAAGAAGAAATAAATAATGTTAAGTCTCAAATGGTAGAAATACGTTCAGAAATATCAGAAGTAAAACAGCTTCTCGTACAATTATTAGGCAAAGGCAGAAATGGCTAATCAAATTACTCCACTAACGTTTGCAAACACTTTTGGTGATTGGGTTGTTACAACTAATAGAGTA